GAAGCCTTGCGTGAAGGGAGAACAGACCCTAACGGTATCGCAAGATACTTGCGAGCAGCGATCAACAGGAACACGATCACGGAGCCGATCACCGTTTGGCGTTCGGGCTGGCCGCTTCAGATCGGCGCCAAGGTCGGCGACATAGTCCAAGATAAGGGTTTCGTTAGCACGTACCACGATCGAGAGACAACGTCGTGGCCGAGGGCGACTGCATATGACGTGCGTATTCAGTTGCCAAAGGGCACCAACTGCGTACACGGGAGTTTTGAGGAAAAGGAGATCATCCTTGGTGCTGGTTCGCAGTTCAAAGTTGTTTCGATTGACAAAAGCCCCCCGACGGAAGCAGGCATTGTTGGACCAGACGTCGTCACAGTGCGTTACGTGGGCAACGCCGCGAAAGCACTGCATGGAGTGGAGGATGAGACCGCGACGGAGATTCGGAAATCCACTTCGAGAGACAAGTACACGTGGGAGGATGGAGATATCATTATCGTTTCTCGCGCTGCCAAGGAGTACAACCCCGATCAACCTCGCAAAGACGGGGCAATCAAAGACGAGATGTCTGGTGACTCGCTCATCGCGGCCCTTTACAAAAAAGCAAAAGCGGAGATTGATGCCGAAATCGCTCACGTAGAAAAAGAGATTATCAAGGCCAAGGCTCGAAGAACAAAATCAAAACAGTGGGAAGTCCACGCGGTACGCAAATACGAAGAAGCCTTGATTGAGTACTACAAACCAAAGTTGGCTCAAGCCCTTCGCGATGGGTTCAGGGGAATCTCAGTAGCAGTCGCAGCGGCCAAGCGAAACTACGACTTGATGCAAGAGACCACGGAAAAGGCTTCCAGTAGTGGCGCAGCAGCAGAAGGAACGGCGGCGCAGGCGGCAGCCCGTGCAGCAGTAAGTAATCATCTCACGGTGTCACAAAAAGACGCACAGCGAATTCTGAACTATATCTACGGCGACTCGTTCTCTACGGGCGCGCACGCGGCAGCATTGACACTTGGGTCTCAGGTCACGGCTCCTTCTACAGTTGACGACATTCTTGGCGCCGGTTATTGGGATACATGGGAGCCGGGAAACGCAGCAGCAGCCGATCTTGTAAGAACGGGTGCATTGGATGAGTGGCTATCCAACATTGGTTTATCTCCCGAGGCAATGGCGGCTGACATTTTGAGTACCGCTCAGGATCGCCTTACGAACGCACTCGCAGATGGTCTTGACCAAGGATTATCAGCGGATGCCATCGCCTCAAATCTGAGCGACGTGGTATCTGGCAATGCAGACACAATTGCAATTACAGAGATTGGTCGCGCACAAAGCGCTGGTACGGCAGACACGTATACGGAATTAGGCATTCAGCAGTACAACTGGTTAGCCGATCCCAACGCGTGCAAGGACAGCAAGTCGCGAGTGGGATGCGCCTCCTTGGCAGATGGTGGCCCTTACGATATGCCACCGGACGAAAGCGGAGATAACGAAGACCAGCCCGCACAGCCTTGGCATCCAAATTGCCGCTGTACATACCTTCCGGTTCTTCCTGATGCCAGTGGAGACAACATTGCGCCAACATCAGACCAAGCAGATCAACAAATTTTTACCGATCTTCCTACTGATACAAATGGAATAGATACGATGCAGACGGGGGAAAGCGCATGACAATGAAATGGGAAGTTCTCGGAGAGAGAAAGTTCATTGAATCTATTAATACCGTTATCGGCCTCATCAATGAGGTGACAAAAGACGCAGTTGGTCGCTCCGCCTTGCTTGTGGAAGCAAATTCAAAAACCTCATTCGGACCTGCTCACAAAAAAGGCTCACGTAAAATTGTTCAGGATCGTCCACAGGTTGTTTCGGGAAACTTGATGCGCAGCATTGGCGTCAGGTCACTTAGTCAAACAGGGGAGTACAGTTTCGAGGCTCGTGTTGGCCCAAGCATGATTTACGCACGTCGGATCGAATTGGGCTTTAAGGGGCATGTATGGGGCAGCATGGTAAGGGCACACAGCCGTAATACGCAAAACGGCGTTGTTTATGTTGGTTCATATCAGCGCAAGGGCTACAACGTAAATCAATCTGCTTATCCGTACATGCGACCCGGAGTTAAGAAGTCGTTGCCCGAGATGGAGCGCATCTTTATTAGTGCATGGACGCGTGCGATACGCTAGGAATTAGTCCTGTCCCCCAGCGAGAGACCACCATGAAGTTTGCCTTCGATTTAGACAACACGATTGATGCCACGCCCCACGAGATGCAAACGCTTATGACGGTTATTAAAGCGTCTGGCCACTGGGTTGAAGTCGTGACGGGTACTGGCGATACAGAACCCACGCAAGAAGACTGGCAGAACAAAGTCAACTATCTCAATAGTCTTGGTTGTGGTGAGTGTTGGAACAGCCTGACAATTATCTCGCACCCGAATGGCAACACTGCTGAAATCAAAGCAAAGTGGCTTGTAGCAAACGGATTTGACGTATTGATTGACAACAGCAAAGACAACGTAAAGGCCGCAGCCGCAGCAGGCGTTGCGCTTACGTTGGTGCCGTGGGCATCACGATCATAGGGGTCAATATGAAAACCAATCAAAAAATTAAAGTTATCAAGGCGCTACTAAACACAGACAGTTTAAAAGGTGTATTGACTTTTGACCGCAAAGTTGCCAAAGACAGCCCCGTTGGTCATGCGTTCCGGGGGAATCAATATACCTCTGGGGTAGGTGGCATAGCAGATAATCCAAAAGAGCATACCGTCGCGGTACATCAACACCAAGAAGCCGCTAATGCACATCTTCAAGAAGCAGCCGCTCACTACAATCACGCAGCCGGGGCAATTCAATCGTCAGGACTTACAAGTACTGCCGAGGGCCACCTCAATGCAGCGGCAAGCAATGAAAAGGCGGCACGGATGCACCAAGAAGCAGCCGATGCACACGCAGGTGTAGCAAGTGGGCCAATATGGGATACAGGGGCAAGATTCAAAGCCCAAGGCTTGTCCGATAACGCATACGTACAATCAAGAAACGCTACCGCCAGTAGTCGTCGGGCAATGAACTAACAAGAATGGATATCCACGTGGACGCAAACATTGAACAACTCAAAATTGAACTTGCTAAAGCGGCTGAACAGTTGGCCAACATTAAAGACAAAATCGCCAAGGGGGGCATGGGAGCAGTTGGAGCAGCACTCGTTGCCATGCGTCAACGTCAACAGCAACAAGCACTCCAAGCCGCATCGGAACAGGGTGAATCTGTCGATGATATTTTGCGTCACGATGCTGGGCACGACAACTGGCACGCAATGCACGGCGACCCACCTTGCAAGAGCGAAGCGGACTGTGCCTCAATGCGAGCAAAATATAAAGACGAAGATACGACAACCAAAAGTAAGAAAAATAGCAAAAAGCCAAAGAGCGCTAATGTTGGAATAGCGACGGCCAGTGACCCCGAAGGAACTGATGACAATGACGACGACTAACGAAGAAATCCTTAAAGCACTTGACGAACTCAAGGCTGCTTCCACTGCTGCAAAAAATATCCTCAAGGGTGGACCCGGTTCGGGACCTCACAAGGGTGGCGGCGGTGGTTCTGGTGCTTCGGGTCGCGCGCCTTCTGGCCTAGTTGAGCAAACTCGCTCAGAGTTGAAGGGTGGCCTGAGCGCTATGCCAAAAGACGTTCAGGCTCGCGCTGCCAAAGAAACCGAAGATGACCATGGCAGTGCAAAGTTTGATCACCTTTCGGACCTCAGTTCAAAATGGCAAGAAGTTTCAAACGCGCACGCGGCTGCTGGCGAAGTTGGCGCAGCACGTGCCGCTTCCGACCTTGCCAATCACGTAAAGCAAGAGGCTTTTAACGCAGTTGAATCCGACCCGATGCCGGGAATGTTTAGCACGGCCGCACAACACGACGCGAAAGTTGGCAAATACACAGACACAGTTGCCGAAGGATAAGCATGAGCAAACACACCTTCAACGAAAACCTAGAACTCTCCAAGGCACTCACAGCATCCGCATGGGAACG